CTAAAGACTATGCAGACCTGACCATTACAGACGTTGATGATGGCACTTTCATTACCATCAGTTCGCCAATGGTAGAAGCCAATCTAAAAGGTGCTCACGCTATCCAGAATCTTGGTGCTGTTGAGACATATCAGCGCAGGTATCTTTGGATGACAGCAATGGAGATTGTTGAGCATGATGCTTTGGATTCTTCTGCACCACTCAAGGAAGAAAAGAAAGCACCAGTCATTGCACCAGCGCAAGGAATACGAGATGAGTTACCTATTGAAGAACTTAGGTATCTCGATGAATTAGCAGTTGAGTTAATTGCTATTTGTGAGAAAGACCCAAAGGCTGCTTGGGTTAGATTGGAGAAAGAGAACTTAGAAGCTGACCAAAAGGTTGCTCTTTGGACTTTGATGCCAAGCAATGTAAGAAGCGCCATCAAGAAAGCAAAGGAAATTTAAATGGATTACGATAATACTAACAGGGGGTCACTCTTTAAGAATGACCGCAAAGACGATGCAAAGTTTCCCGACTATAAAGGGTCTCTGAATGTAGATGGCACAGAGTACTGGCTCTCTGCTTGGATTAAAGTAAGCAAGGAAGGAAATAAGTTCATGTCTTTGTCTATCAAGAATAAGAACGCAGATACTCCTGCACAACCAAAGAAAAAGGTTGTTTACGAGGACGATGCGCCTTTCTGAGTTTTGGGGGAAAGTGGGCAGCAATGTCGGACGAACATGAGTACCCCAATCTAATGCGAAACAGGTATGCAACGCATATAGACTTTAGAGACTTTAAAGGATTGATAGAAAGTAACCCAAGAGCAGTACCATCCAATCTGGATATGGTGTTTGAACGCAAAGGTTACTTCTTGGTTGGTGAATGGAAAAGACCTAATGAGTCTATTTCTCTTGGTCAACAAATCCTATTAAGGTCTCTATCAAAAGTGCCAAGGTTTACAGTCCTCGTAATCATTGGCTCTACAGAAGAAGTAACTGAAGTACGAACAATTTTTAAAGTAACCAATGGAGGGTGTCAGAAACTAGGATATGGTCTTGATTGTCTAAAAGGACTGGTATCCATGTGGTATGACTACGCAAATGAACATTAAAGACGCTTTTGAGAAAATCTTTCCACGAGTCAGGAAAACAGACCCTGTAACTTCTTTTGAAGCAGCAGAGGCTATCAAACCATCCATTCATTATCAAGCCATCTTAGAGTGCTTACAAACGCATGGTGCGCTTGGTAAAGATGGCATAGCAGCCAAGACTAACCTAGATAGCAATCAAGTTGCTAGACGCTTGAATGAAATGAAAATCATTGGTTTGATTGAACTCACAGGTAACACAGTTAAATCAAATTCTGGAAGAAATGAACGAGAGTGGACAACCAAATGAATTCTGAACAACAAAAATACTATTACGAAGAATTAGCCAGAATTCGTACTGGAGGCTATAACCATGACGCTAGTATGCAAGACCATGTGTGGGGAATGGGAAGCTACAACCTTGGCGAAATCAATCCACCAGTAGTGGCTTTTGGTCAAGATGGCGACCCTTTTTACACACAATACTTGCGTAACTGGAATGAGGTTAACGCATTGATTAACAATTTGAGAGAAGAAGCCATCAAAGCATGGGGAGATGAAAATAAATGAGTTACGCAAATGTCGAAATGAAGGTCATCCAATGGGGTGAAGCACGAGGAATTGTGCAGAACAGCACACCCTATGCTCAAGCCTTAAAAACCAAGGAAGAACTAGAGGAGTTATTTGACGCTATCTCTAAAGGAGATGCAGCAGCAACAGCAGACGCATATGGAGATATTCTAGTTACCCTAGTAATGGGTTGCGCCTGTGCTGATTTAGACCTTGTAGAGTGCTTTAAAGGTGCTTACGAGGAGATTAAAGACCGCAAAGGATTCCTCAATAAAGATGGAATTTTTGTTAAGCAATAATGTCCAAGGCATGATTGATGTGTTTGATTCTGTCATCCAGACCAATCGTGCCTCCATTGATTTTCTTAGTCATCATTAAGAAGTCACGAGTATCAGCGTACTGATTTAGCTTGTGTGTTTGCCAGAACCAACCAGCAGTCATAGCAGCATATTTAGGTGTTCTGACTAACTCTGGTTGCATAACAAAGTCTTCACCAAGGGCTTTACCTGCGTGAAAGAAATTTGCGTGGCCTGTCAACTGGAGAAATCCAGACCCACGAAAACGCCACCCATCCCCACTAGCCTCATCCCTGTTTCCCATACGATTGCCATAAATCCTGTTGGCAATACGCTGTGGTTGACGCTCGTAGGCAGTAGCTTCTTCTGGTGTGAAACCCCATGCTCGTTTTGGTGTTCTAGGAAACAACTTCAAAAGCGTAGCAGCACGATACATCAAGTTTTCTTCAAGTATCTTAAAGTTACCGCACTCATGCCCACATTGACCAATCCAACTTGCTTGCTGAACAGGTGTGCTAATTCCGAATCTATCAAATGTTTCATTAAACGCATCTGCTAGAGATGGGTCTATGTGCATTTTTTTAAGTTGTTCAGGACTTACCATTTAACAAATCTCTCATCTGATTGTACGAATCCACGCAAGCATTAAGTGCTGCTGTGTTCTTATCACCTTGTGCGACTATTTCGGCAATGGCTTCGATGGTTGCTCTTTCGGCATCAGAAGCTGTGTCAGTCGGTCTGTCAGGTTGACTGGTTGTTTCTGTATTTGTGGGGGCAATGGGGGCACTTGGGGAGGTTTGTACACTACTTGTGGGGCAGAGGCGCAACTTGCCAAGACGATTGGCGTTAGCAAGAGCAGTAGTTTTTTGGCTAAGAACATTGTTTGCCTCCAATAATTTACTAGCGTTTTCGTTAAGTTTTTCAGTAAGTTTCTGTTCAGTCTGACGAGATTCTTCATTCTTCTTGGCAATCTCAATCTGCATCTCTTTATCCCTATCTGACCAACCAAAGTGATAGCCACCTCGGTATGTGCCAAACAAAGCAAAGAATATCCCAATCAATAGCCAAGGTAGTGGTATGCCAAACATCAGCCCACCTCTTTTCTAGCCATCGCTAGTTGTTCACGATCATGGTCATCCTCTAGCAAATCTGGAGGCGTAGTCGGAGGAGGAGGAGGAGTCCAAGATTCGTCAAGATCAGGATTCTTAAAGTTCAACCAATTAGGCGCTGACGTTGTTGGCGACCAAGTATTCTGAGCAACAACAGGAGGAGTTACTATTGGGGTAGGTGTAGGAGGAGGCGTTGGAGAGCCTTGGATGGCGTTTAAAGCTGTTCCTACGCCCTTCTTACCGATAACACCACCAATGCCACCAACAATAAGCAAAACAATGTCGTTTAGCATCTTGGTGTAGGCCATATCAATCGGGGCCATGCTCTTGATTGGCTGGGTCACAAAAGTAACAGAGTAGAGTAAAGCAACAACAATAAAGCAAAGAATCAATGTGACCACTACGACCACAAAGCCCCAAACATAGGTTTCAATTTCCTCAATTGTTGGTCTTTTCTGGCTCATTGATTTTTTTCTCCAAGATTGGTGCAACTAAATATTCTGGACATTGTTGAGTAAACAGACACTTAGGCTTCTGACATTGCTCTAGTCCAAAGTTATCAGGATTCTGGCATGGGTATCGATAGACATCCTTGCATCCAGTCAACAGTAAAAGCAAGAACAAAACTTTATACATAAAAATCTAGTTTTCGGTTAGTGAAAATCTCAAGCCTTATCTTTTGCTGCTCGGCTTTCTTACAGTACAACTCAAATAGCAAGTCATCTAACTTTTCCTCTGCTTTAGCAGTCTTAACAATGGTTCTGTGTTCTTCTTGAAACTTCTCAATGCGTCTTTGAGTCCCATCAGTTTTCTGAGGGTAGCCAGTAGCATCAACAATGGGAAACCATCGGATTTTATCTATCACTTTTTATCCTCTCGTTCTCTTGCTCTGGCATAGTAATAAAGAACCTTGCCTCTAAGTTCAGCAGAGTCAGCCACACCAGCCCACTCTGCTAACATATTCCACAAAATCACAAGTTTTTTTGAGTCGCAGTTGTCTCCATTGGTAGTTATCCACCTAGATAACTCCATATGCCTCATGGTTGGCTCACTTATCCAACTAAGCGCATAAAAATCTGTTAACAAACATTGCTTTTGCTGTGCCGAAACCAGTAAACAAACTGATAACAAACACAACACTAACCATCTCATTTACTCATCTCAGTAGTTGCCAGATTTATTCGAGTCTTAATCTCTGTAGGGTCTTCAGGAACATCTTTAAAGCCAACTGAAATATAGCCATCAAACTCACCCATTTGCGGAGGAATACCACCACGGCAGACATACTTCACGCCTTGCTTTTCTTCCCAATCTGAGTTTTTACCTGTCACTACTAACTTGTCGCAGTAAACCTCACCACCTAGCATTGCAATCATTGACTGATTACGTTGTGGGTCTTTGTTAAATAGAGATGAGTTCATGCCATCCATTGTCTTGTCATGCCCTTTTGCGTTTAAAGCAAACAAGGCTGTGCGAGAGTTAACCGCTAGATTGGCTTTGTGAACAGTAACAGTTTCAGCCTCTAAGTCTCTCTGAACAGCCATAGCCACTTGCATCAATGATGGAGTATCTTTTAACTCTGTTTGATGGCTAGAGTTAGTAATGGCTTGGAGAATGACTTGACGAGAATCCCAAGCAAAATAACCAGCAAAGAACAAGAACGATAGCAAGATTACTGTAAACAGTTTAAATGGATTGTCCACCCACTTAATTAGGTCTACTACCTTGTCAACATTCGATTGATTCTTTGGTTGCTTTGGTTGTTGAACAACTGTCGGTTTTACTACTGATCTTTTGACTGGTGCAACTTTAGCGGGAGGTTTTGTTTTCTTAGCTGTTACCATGGATAAGCCCAAATGATTGTGTAAAACGCCCAAATAATCGTGGAAGAAAAAAGGACTGCTGCAATAAATGCCTCAGTCCACTCTTTCATTTTTCTTGCTCGTCAGGTTTGGCGTTCTTCTGTGCAATCTTTAAGTGTTGATGCTTAAAGTAGATGTTTACCAATAAACCACATATAGCAATCACAACACCAGAGATAGCAGCAAACTCATTAGCCGTTAGACCAAAAATTACTGCTGCACTAGAACCACCATAGGTAGCTGCTGACGCTATTTTTGTTGATACAGCTTCGTTTGTCATTGCTTACCTCAGATAAAAGACATATCAACCCAATCAGGATTGTGAGGCCAATCAGCAAAGGTGCGAGGCTCTGTAATCGTGCTTGGCAAATCACGCAAAGTCTGACGATATGTTGCCCAATCAGCTTTCTTTGGGATAGTGCAATCAGCAATCTGAGTCCAATCACAATCCTTGAGTAGTTGGTTACGTTGACCACGAATGTTATCCATTGCAGAATTCTTAGCTGCTTGTATTTCTTCAGCACTCAGGTCAGCCACTTGAACGACAGAAACAAATGCACCATCGTCATAGGCAGAGCATGAAACCAACTTCTGAGTCAGACTGTCGTGTGCTTTAAAGGCATTGACCTTCTTGGCATTGTTGGCAGTTAAGAATTCATCACTTGGGCCACTTGAGTTGAATGATGTATTGGCAAACAGTTCACGATAGTCGCCAACTGTAATGGGGCTAGTTAAGATTGCAATTTGCATGATGTTTCCTTAGATTGGGCCAATGTCTGGTAGTGCCGCAGTTGGTGCGGTAAAGTTTGCTGTGTATCGGGCATAGCCTTTGGTGATGCGTAGGTCATCAATGTAGCCGTTCCAAAGATAACTTGTTGAGTAATATCCACCAACAACTAAGTAAGTTCCTGTGTAATTTGTTGAATCTGTTATTGATGAAACTGAAACCCCGTTGAAATACAAAGTTGTTGTTGTTCCGCTTCTAACTAAAGCAAGATGATCCCATTGATTATTACTAACTGTTGTAGATGGTACATAAGTATTGTTGTTGGCATAATAAGTTATACCCCCACTTGCATAGGCCAAAGCCAAATTATTTACATCGTCTTGTTTAAATCCGCCAGCAGTCGTGCTTAATTGAAACAAACCATTATTTGTTCCACTTAAACGATAAGCCCACAATTCAATTGTGAAATTTCCAGTACCAAATGCTAAGTTTGGTGTACTAGCAATTGACAAATAATCCCCCGTCCCATCAAACGCCAAAGACCCTGTTCCATACTTCTTAACACTTGTAGAAATCTGTGTGTTACCCACAGTTTCCAAGTCGTTCATCATGGCGTTGTCAAAGATTGCGCCATTGGTTGTGTTTAGCAGTAACTGAGTGTTTGTTACCGCAGTTAATGGTGCAGTTGGGGGCGTAAATGTTGTAGTGTAAAGTGCTGTGCCTTTGACTACCCGCACATTAGTAATATAACCCTTGGCGTAATAATCATCGGTGGATGGATACAGTCTGCCAACAACGCTTGTTGTAAATGGAGCAGTTCTTGTAAACCCATTAGTTGTAGAACCACCAGACACGCCATTAACCCAAATAGTGTAAGTTGTGCCCGAGGCAGTAGCCGCTATGTGATTCCAAGAATTTATATTTACATTTATAGAACTACTAAGTGCTATGGTAAATCCACTTCCATTAGACAGGTAAAGGCTTGGTGCAGCGGCAACCACTAAAATAACTTGCGCTGTTGTTGGAAAATCACCATTAGAAAATATTGTGTGGTAACCTATAACATCGGTTGCGTACATCCAACCTTCAACTGTAAAATCACCAGTGATTAAATTTAAAGCAGTACCAGTTGAAACGCTTAAATAATCACCCGTACCATCAAAGTACCCTGACCCACCAATCACGCTTGTGTCGTAGGCGGTAGAAGCACCAAATGGGTTGAAGCGTTGAACGCTTGGTGTTCCACCAACTGTCAATGGAAATACGTTACTACTATTATCAATAAATCGATTGCTTTGGCAAGTCAACAAGGATGTGTTTGTGATTGCCGTTAATGGTGTTGTGCTTGGGGTAAATGTGGTTGTGTAAAGAGCTGTGCCTTGTAAAACTCTTAATTTGCTTATGTA